CGGGATCCTTCCGCGACTCAGCCGACAAGATCGGCTAGGTTTAAGAAATAGGAGCGTATCCAATACGCACCTTGACCCTGGCAAGTTTGACTTAACTTGTCACCAGCCTCGTCGTAGTCCCAACCGGGGGCTGCGATTAGGCGAGTTTTAGAAGGAGCTTCTGAACCGTACGTCCGACGCACAGTCATAGACCCCTCTCGGATGTACCCTGCTACAAAGGCGTTCAGCAGTCCGGGAATGTTCTGTTCCCAGTACGCCGAAACCTCGCAGTTACTACTATTTGCTCTCCGCCGCTTCACGATTGCCACCCTTTTGGGGAGGTTCTCGTAGAGCTCACAGACGTGAGTACCGTGCATTGCCCCTAACTTTAATCTTAAGGTTTGGGATACATGTACCATACGGCCGCTGTACTCAGCGAAGGACAAGGGACAGCGAACACCAGACGTTGCGTCTGCCCACATGGGCACGACGTTACGCTCTGACCCGCGAAGAAACGATATCAATGTAGATACCGTACGCGGCAATGGGATCTGGTGCTTTGCCGACCAAGCATTTAGTCGGTTGATTGCGGATACAACTTCCGCTCGACATTGGAGGCGCTTTATGTAAACACCCCTGACGTTTGTTCCACGGTACCAGTCGGTACCGCAGCTTTCGCGGAAGGCACCATCTGAAAACGACTTGTCGGTATTAACCTCGAAGCCGCAAGCAGTAAGTGTCTCAACTACGTGCAAAAAAGCCCTTTTGACGACAACCATGTCGTCTCCATGGACCCCGAAACGGCGAACTCCGTGTTTATCACGGACTCTTGTCCCGGTTGCAACGTAAGAAGCGATCACTAAGGCAGTAAAGATAAGGGTCTGCAGCGGGAAGGTAAATCCGTTACCCATCGTGGACCACATCTTCAATCGGACTACGCTGCCGTCAGGCAGTTTCGTCGTCTTTGACCTGATCCTATCCATGACGTCAAGCAACGCCGTGCCTCGAAACAGGAATCTAACGAGATCTTCAGAGATCAAGTCGGATGCCGATTTGAGGTCGATCGTGCAATAGTCTGTGTAGGAACCATCACAGCTACCTAGGTAAGCCATAAACCGGTTATTGTCAGGCTCTGTCTCCGGGGAAATCCCGAAATAGCGCCGCAATCCGTCATTTAGACGCCCAGCTAGTGCGAGTTGTAGTGCCATATTGGCGGAAGATTCCGTCATTCTGACACGTTCACGGTCAAATGCCTTTGGTGCGAAGCCGAGTAAACTATGCTCCTCAACCCTCTCACCAAATAACTCCGAACGACGCGCTTCCGCACGCCCCCAGAGATTAAATCTGGCGGCCAAGTGGCGATAAAGGGTTAGCACAAAACGATCGGTTCCCGTAAGCGTCGAGAAGCTTGTCTTCCGAACAAAGTCGGTAAACTTTACTCCGACAGACGATCCGGGCCCGTGCGTTAAGGTATCAGCTAGTTCAGAAAACATAAGCTGATCCAGGCCAGTACCTTGTAGGAAATCCAGCAGAATTTCCCGTGCATGAACTATGCTCGGGCAAGCGCTGTAATCCCGCACTTCGGTACATCTCGTATTGCAACGGACGAACTCGGCGAGAGCTGCTTCCTCACGCTGCCCTAATGGGTGCGTGAATGGCGACTCACCGACGAATTTCTTTCCGTATGCTCGTACGAGTGATGCAGCGGCGTAAGCCGGGATAGAGTCGTCAACGGCCTTGGCCGCCAACGATGTCTCCAGGAGGTTTCCCTCCTCCGGCAATACCACAAGATGCATCAAGTCCTTGTGCAGAGAGCTTAAAGAGCATTGAAAGAACGAGGCGTTCATCGCAATCTCCTGCTACGTAACCTGTGATAACCGCCACAGCAACGACGACTAGCCGTAAGAGCCCGTTAAGGGCCCGGAAGGCATTGTTATCGTCAATGCGACGGCGAGGGACTTGGCTCACAGTGTCCCAGTGACCATGGTATCACCCAGGCCACTAGAGATCTGTGACATCGTCCCAACCAAGAGCGACAGTGCAGCCCGGATATTTGCCGGGTCGTACTGATCGGCGCCAGCGGGCACGTCCATCGTCAACGTAAAGTTGGCGACAATTGGTGCCTGACCGGTGAGGGGCACAAGCCCCTTCCTGACGATCACTTTGTACGTATTCCGTGGAACGTTCCGCAGAATGGAAACGGCGGAGTTATACGGCGGGAGAGTCTTCATGACCATTGGCCGGAAGACACTCACAGTGAACGGTTTTGCCGGCGTGTGAACGTCGACACTCGCCTGGGTTCCCCCAAGCGCAGTTACCACCCACTGCTTTCCCGCAGCATTTGGAGCAACGTCGACTGCGACCGTATAGGTCGGAGACGTCAGTCCGGTTTGCGATCCGCCCGTAACGGGGGTCGAAAGGGAGATGGACATGGTATTGTCCTCGAGATTTTACCAATTAAAAGGAACACCTAGATTCGGTTACTGCCGAGAGCCAGAAGGTTCAAGGACTGCCGTATACTAGGCCCATCGAGCCTCAAGCTCGGAATCGTCGGTTTCGACATATCGCGCGTGAAGACGATAATCTCCTGGGTGTGAACCCCGGGACTGCCGTCCACATTCGCGATGTCTAGCCAACCCGAGTATGCCTTCCTGACGGCGTCAGTGTCGTAGGTCGTTGTACCGCGCGATCGAATAATCTTTCGCACGTTATGACAACCGTAGACAACGCCGCTCGAGAGGCCGAAGCTCGCATTAAGGATCTCACCAACATTGGTGAAGTAATCCACTGCGAAAGACCAGGGTGTCAACTCCCACAAAGTGGGGACGAAGCTCCGTAGGTCCAGACCCAGGACCGACCGCAAGGTTGCGATCGGTGAGGAATCATAGTCCATATAAAGCTTTTCGCCGACAAGATACTTAACTCCATGCTCCTTCGTCGTGTGCTTATGTTGCAACGCCGAGAAGAAGGGGGAATTGTACATCGTCGAGAATTGAAACTTACTGGTATACGACTCGATAATGGAACTGGCTGTTGAAGCCCCTGCCACGTGCTTGAGTAGCACGCGAGCTAGGTAGCGATCGTATTCGTCGAGTGCACTTTGCGTGTCTCTAACGAGCGGATCCCACCCGAAAACGGACTCAAGCCAGGCATCACCTAAGGCATGACGGGATCGTCGTGCCGCCCGCTTATTCGCTTCTTTTAAGGCAATGCCACGCAAACGCTTACGCGTTGAGTGGACTACGCCATGGAGCGCTTTCGCTGGGTGTCGTAACATCCGCAGAGTTTCGCCAGCCTCCCCTAGCATGACACCCGCTTGCACGTCCGACCCATAATTGGACCAGAATGCGGTAAGGGCATCGCTCTCGACTGACGATGAGTTTAACTGGGTTTGGTTCGTCCTATCGGACGTAACGTAGAGCCCGCAAAGCTGCCATCTGATTTGGCGACCCGTTGAACGCTCCACCCCATTGCCGGACCAGAATATTCGTGCTGGTACGACTTTGGTTAAGGAGCGTGAATACGCAGTCGTTGCATCAGAACCGTTCGCGATTAAGCGCCGGTAAGATGGTAGCTTGACACCAGATTTGGAATCACTGGTGTAGTTGTAGGACGACAGGTTCTGGGAAAAGTTCACTGAAGCGCCGCCGATTGGATTCGAGCGAACGCTCGCGTTAACGTAGTACCAGTCCTGAGTCATCTTTCAACTCCAAGTTAAGGTGAGGGATCACCGGGTGCCCGAGAGG